GTAGAACTCTTACTTACACTTTAGGTGGTGATGTAGGTGGTCAGAAGACTGGTCTACGTGCAATACGTGGTTTTACCAGTTATCAAGATATGCCAAAAGAAGAGTTGTTTGACACTTTTACAGCGTATCAAAGATCTTTATTAGGTGGTAATACTGTAACTACTGTTAATGAAGTTGTGTATGGTATGCAGGTAAAGGATACACCTGAAGCACAAAAATTAAAAGCTGGTTACGATTTGTTTGAACAATACCCAAACTTATTTACAGGTGTTGTGGGCGGAGACGTTGGCTTTAAAGATTTTAGTGATGGCATATATACTTATGGTCGTGATGCTGTTTGGGATGTATCAACTCCCCTGTCGTATGGTATAGGAAAGTTACTTGCTTGGGGTACATCTAAAGTTGCTTCATTAGGTGTAAAAAGTTTATTTAGTGGGGCTATGAAGTCGGGTAAAAAAGCAGGTGTAGCCAAAGATACTGCTCTGAGAAACATCGGTAGAGCTATGAAGAACTCTATGCCATATGCAACAGCCGATACAGCATTAGCAGTTGGTGTAGATGTTTTGTATCAAAACAACAGGATAAATCTTGGTGTAGTAGATGAGTACAGGTATGCAGATACTTTGCTTGCAGGTTTAGGTGGTATGACTGTCTATCCAATACTAGCAGGTACTGGTGCTAGTATAAAAGAGTTTAGAAAAAGTAAATATGCACCACAGTGGTTAAGCTATACTAAGTTTAATGAAGTTGCTGTTAAAGAAGGCCTTGAAGCTGCTGAAAAGAACTTAATGAAAACGGTTAAAGAAAAAGTAGACTTTAAGTTTGTAGATAGTTTGTTCGGCACAGTGTCTGGAAGTAAACAAAACTTTCTAGCTTGGCAAGAGTTATTAGATAAATCAAAAGGATTAATAAACAGAAGAAAAGAAAGTTACAGTGATAACGAAGTAACAGATTCTTTTTTTAGATATTTATTCGCAGGTAATCCTGAGACTGGTGTAAAAGGTTACGGACAAGTACTACAAGAAAATGGTATGGTAAATGATCTACCTGCTTTAATTAGGAAGTATGGTAACGAGACTGCTGTACAAGCTCAAACTCTAAGTTGGTTATCTGACAACACCGTGAGAAAAATGGTAAATAAGTTTGAGACCGATACTGGTTTAAAGCTAAGATTTATAGATGAAGAAGGTAACGTTGTTCAAGGTAACAAAGCTACAGCTAAAAGTTTACAATCTCACTATGCTACAATGGTAAGTACAGGTGCTAGAAACACTCAGATAGTACAAACTGTTCACAACTCTATGTTAGGTGGGGCTGACATAGGTGATGCTATTCGAGGTGGTGTTAAGGTTGGTGATGAGGTAGCAAACCCTAGACGGTTTAGATATACACTATCCCTATACAAAAGGCTTATGACATCTCACTTATCAACTACAGGTGCTAACGTAAAAGGTTTTGCTGCAGTAACCTCTTTAAATACTATGACTGACTTTGCAATGGCTGCTATGGAGTTAAGTCAGTCTGGTATGTATAAGGTTTTAGGTAACTCAGAAAAAGCACAAGAATACTACAACAAATCTTACGGATCTTTTTATGGAGGTTTAAGACGTGGCTTTGATGTACTGTCTCCAGATATACCAATGGAGTATGCTGATAAAATCTTAGCACTTAATCCACAAGCAAAGTCAGATTTATTTAGGGATATTGCAGGTGATGGTGGTATAAGAGATGCGCTTGTTGATTTTGATTTAGATAAAATTACTTACAAAGATGGTATGTTTGAAGGTGCAGAAGATGTTGAAAAACTTGCTTGGAAAATTATTGACAGTGGAACAAAAGGTGCTCAAACAGTCACACTTGTAAGACTGCAAGACGAGCTTACAAAAAGATTTGCATTTGGTGTTAATATGAACCAACAGATCATGAGAAAATATGGTATGACTTCTGACGAGTTCTTTTCTAGTAAGAATGCACAGTGGTCTGCAACTGAAATGGCAACTGATAAATTTCAAAATGATGTAATTGGTACAGCACTAAACAGAACAATGAGAGAAACTGCATCTACTAACTGGTCAAAGTATGAAAGTCAGACTAACAATTGGTTTAGAGGTTTAGCAAAGTATATAGAAAAGGCTACAAACGAAACACCTATTGGTTATGTATTTCCGTTTGGTAGTTTTTTAAATACTACATTAGCTACGTTCGGTGATTATAGTGGTATCAATGCAGTAAGATATTATCAAAGAAAAGGGTTGGGTTTAGAGTTAGATCCGAGCACTGGTCAAGATTTAACTGAAGCTACTGCTAAAATGCTTGTAGGTTACAGTACAGTTGCAGCTTTTATGTACGGGGAAAATGGGGCTTACGATAAAATAGATTCTGGACTGCCTACTCAAGCTAAACAACTGCCAGGTGGAGAAATTAGAGATCAAACTTTTGATTGGCCTATATCAACATTTAATACTACCGCAGCTATTTTTGCCAGAGGTTTAGATGGGAGTATGGACATAAGAGATTTTGATAGTTCAAAAGTTCCTCCAGAGTTAGTAAAAGAATTGGAGTTGCAACTCTATGGACAGATGTTTAGAGATCTAGATGATGCCCAAAAAGGTATCAAAGTGTGGGCTGAGGACATTTATAATGCATTAGTAGAAGATAAAGATGTACCTGAAGCAGCATGGAGTGTTGTAAAACCAGCAGCAGCTCAGTTTGTAAATGGTGCTACAAGACCTTTAGATCCTATCAATCAGATATATGGAGTTTTAAGTGACGCTAATATGAAGCCAGATCTACGTCAAGGTCCAGAAACTCTTAATCAAATGTTAAAATATATAGATGTCTTAACAGGCACTTCAGAAGATTTACCAATAAAAGCAACACCTCTTAGAGGTAATAAGTATGTACCTAATATATCTAAACAAATGCTTGGTGCAAGGGAAATGCCTTTTCCAGAGTTGATAGAACAAATGCATAACAAAGCAGGAGTGCCACACTGGACAGCTATAAAATGGAATGGACCCGCTGAAGTAAAGAATGTTATGGATACTCTAGCAGCACCCTTTTTTCAGGCAGCTGCATACGAAGCACTACAAGCAAATCCTAATTTTAATGATATGAGTCTAGAAGAACAAAGAAAAGTATTAGATACTATAAAACAATCAGTGAGAACAAATGTAATCCAAACTATGGAGGTAGCAGTACCTGCACAATTAAACTTTGTAAGAATACTTTCTGGTAAGAATAAAACTCAAGTAAAAAAAGTTATGAAGATAATGGGAGTTGAGGGGGAGTTAGAAGACATTCTCAAGAAAGACGATGCATTAAATATACTACAGAAAATAAAACTGTATGTTGATAACTACGATGACATATTCTTAAATGAGATTAAAGACTTCTAAAACAACAAGGGGGGCCATTCGGCCCCCTCTTTTTATGTATCATCATCTAACATGTAGTCTGCCCAATCGTAGGATGCCTTTTTTATTTCTTGCATCCTCCAAGTGTTTCTACCATTTGCAATAAAACCACTAAGAGCTTGACCTGCTAGGTATATTCTAGGTGTCAAGCCTTCAGTAGTTGTAGGTTTACGTTTTTGCTGAGTAAACTTTTTGGCCTCTTCCTGTAAAGTCTTTGCCAACCCACTGCTCCTTGTTTTTAAAATAGGCTTTATTAAAACCTAACTCCCAATCCCTATACTCTTTTGAGTTCTTGTTGTAGGGATTGTCTAGATTTCCATCTAAGAAATCTCTGTAACCTTTGTTATAAGGTTTTACTACTTTCGATTTTGAAGTTGAGTAAGTGCGCTTAAATACCATTGTGCTTTCTCCAAATCTTGTACACCATTTTTATATCGCCATCTATGTAAATACTTAGCAATATTACCTCTATAGTACCCTATTAACTCCTCGTCTGTCAAGAAGTCTTCTATATATTTTATACATTCTATTTTACCTTGACCGTAGTGTTGAGGTTTACTTACTGGATCATAGCTAGTATTCATAGTCAAAGTAGTAGGGCTATCTTCGTTTATAGTTATAGTGTCAGACAGCTCTGCCATAGCATCATCAAAATTTATCATAGTATTATTAACTCCGCATCTGTAAATGGAATGTGAAAGAATAGTTCACCTTTTCTAATGTATCTACCTTTAGCTTCTTTAAGACTTTCTTTAGTTAATAGGTAGTCTCGAATACGCCAAGCTTGTTTAAGATCTTTACGAAAGACATAAAAGTTTAAGACACCGTTCTCACCTTGATACTTATCAAGTAATCGTTGCTTACGTTCTGGTATCCTAATCTCTTTCCAATGCTCAGGCCAATCACCATCCCAAGCTACTTTAACTTCAGCTTCATTAAAGTAGGTAAACCCATGCTTCTGAGATATTATATCAACGTGGTAATTTTCTTCTGTGTTGACTAGCACATGATCTTTCTTTGTAAGATATGCTGTAAGAGCATCCTTAGCCTGAGTATCATAAGCCTCATATAAAGCACGATTAAATTGTTTTCTAACTGGTTGCATATACTATGCTCCTATATCTACGATTTCACAAACGTCACCAGTACAAGCAAAGGTCTGACTACTTGCAGTAGTGTCTTCTTTTTCATACTCTGAAAGTTTTGCCCAGTCAATACTTTTTGGCATTACTCTAGATAATTTTTTATAATCGTCTTTTGTGCACCACTGGTACGGAGCTTGCTGATAAGTATGTTCGTTATAAGGTAAGAAGCTTACCCCAGACATCTCATCAAAGTGCTCGTAAACAAATGCACCTACTTCAAACCATTCGTCCTTTCTTACATTAATTGTTACACTTGGCTTATGCTCACACCAATGTCTTTGATACATCAACCATGTATTTAGTTGTTGAATAGCTGAGACATTGTCAGTGACTATTGCTCCTTGAGGAGCTTTAACTGGAAATGAAAACACAGTTGTTTGATCTGGCTTCATAAAGTCAGCTTCACTTGGAATACCCTGATCTTTCATAAACTGTGTTAGTGGATCTTTGTTATCACCTCTTACAGTTCTTATGTAATGTGGTGAATGCCTTGGGTGTATACCTGATGCAGAGTCCACAAGTTGTGAGACTGTACCGCTAGGTTTCACGCAGGTAATTGCTGTTGAGTGTGGAATGCCAAGGCGGTCAGCCCAATCAGCGTTAGTATGAACAGCAGTTTCTCGTAAATGTTCAAGGGTCTTCTCCAATCCTTTGTTTTTAATTGTTAGTAGTTGATTGTCCATTATCCCTGTGAGAGACACACCGAGCAATCGTTCTTCTTCTGTATTTCGCTGCCACACCTTTCGCAGATATGGGAACTGGGTGTACGTGCTTTGGATCGTCCCAAGTATTGTGGCACATCTGATCTTTCTTTCCAAGTCTTCAATCGTGTCAGTGGCACGTACCACAACTTCTGTAAGATTGCAGAACTGGTATGGGCGTAAGATAATCTCACTACAAGGATTAGTTCCGAACTCAAAATCAGGGTCACGTCTACCATTCTTTGCAGCTTGTTTTTTAGATGCTTCCCTGTTAAATACACCACGTTCTCCACTTCCTGATTCTACCAGTGCCATCCATTCTCTCATGAATGATACACTGTCTGGTTTCTCTGTATAAGAGACAGAGTTGTTTGCTAAAGCTCTTTGTGGGTTGTTGTCCCACCAGTTACCTGATTTAGCATGACGCATTCTGTCATCTGACAAGTTAGATAAACTTATCATTGCAGATCTACGAACACCGCCTACTACGACAACCTCACCAATCTTACACATCAGATCGTGACACTCAATTGATGATAGCCTACGTCCTTGTGCCTCCTTAAATATGCTCACTGAAAAGTTGAATAAGTCAACCAGTGGTGCAGGGCCAGATGCTCTACCGCCAAAGGTTTTAAGTCTTGCACCTGCAGGACGAACTTTAGAGACATCCCATTTAGGAATCTCACCTGCCCATAAGAGAGCTAGCACTTGTCTGAACGCCTTAGCCCACCCCTCCTTGCTGTCCTTTACCACAACGGTAGTCTCACTCTCGAACAATTCAGGTACTTCGGGAAGCTTGCTAATGAACTGCCTCTCGACACTGAAGCCGACACCAGTACCGCAGAGCAAGATGAACATAGCCTCATCGAAGGACTTAGGGTCG